CTGAAATCCCAATCAGGATGCGATCGCCGTCTTCGATCAGCTGAAACTCGACGACGGCTCGCATGAGTTTGCTGAAATAAAGCTGCGGGATATTATTCACGGTAAGTCTCCCACCTTTTCTAAGAAGTCCATTTACTTCCGATAAGTATAAATCATACGGTACATGCAGGTAAATCAAGGGTTTATGCGATATTTGCCGCCATTTTGCCGCCGCTCGTAGAAATGGCGGCAAAATAACAGAAGGGAAAAGACGTCACTCAAGGAGCAAGAGTGACGTCTTTTTTTATTACAAGACTTGATCGAGCAGGCTTCTTGTTTTCTGATTGCGTGCATCGAGCACATGGGAATAGGTCTGCGCCGTCGTATTGATGGAGCTGTGACCTAGACGCTTGGAGACAAGCTCCAAGTCCTCGCCAGCCTCAAGCAAGAGTGTGGCGTGCGTATGCCGCAGGGAATGGAAGGTGTAGCCTGCGCCGAAAGTGTCGCGGCACCATGTGTTGAAATAGCGCATGGCGTCGGGATTGAGCATCTGCCCTTGTTTGGTGTGGCAGATGAAAGCATCGGCGGCTTTGGGATTCTGCAGACGGGCAACGGCTTGGCGAGCTTTTTCTGCCTTGAGGATTTTATAGAGCTTTTCGCCGTAAGGGAGTGTGCGGCGGCTGTGGGAAGTCTTGGGAACATCCTGCAGCTCGACGCTTCCGGCGACGATGACGGTCTTTTGAATGGTGATTTCCCGCGTCTCGAAGTCTACGTCCTGCCATGTAAGCGCGCAGCATTCGCCGAGGCGTGCGCCCGTGTGGTAGGAGATGGCAAGCGGGAGGAAGAACTGATGCCCGGGCGGAAATTGACGGAAGATCGCGGCAAGTTGTTCGCCGGAGAAGGTCTTGATTTCCTTCGGCGGAGCGGTGTACTTGGGAATCTTGATGTTTTGCGCGGGATTCTTGGGGAGGTATTCGCAAAAATCGCTGGCATAGATAAAGGCTTTTTTGAGTACGGCGCAAATGCTCGATACGGTGGAGCGGGCGAGACCGTTCTGCTTGGCATCATTCAGGAGCTGTTGAAGCATCTGCGGGCGGATGGAGCGTAGTTTGCGATCGCCGAGGACAGGGCGGATGTGGTTCTCGAAGATGGAGCGATAGGAGCGGGCGGTGTTTTTGTGCGTGTTGATGCTCACATCGTCCGCAAGCCACTCCGTGAAAAACTCCGTGACGGTCTTCTTTGTCGGCTCGACGTAGCCGCCGTTGGCTTCCAGCGAGACGAGCGCACGGGCATAGGCGGCTTCCGCCTCCTGGCGCGTACTGCCGCCGGGGACTTCCTTGCGCTTACGGGTCTCGCCGCTGCCGATCTCGATGGTATAGTACCACTTGGAACCGCGTTTTCGTATGTATGCCATCGGATGCACCTCTTGCCTTTCTGCCACCTGCGAGCGGCTATTTTTACGTCCTTTTCACGTCGCTGTCGCCAGTGACGGAGGGTGTAGCGTGATGCGCCCAAGTATGCTATACTTTATCCGTTGCCGCTCCCCCTATACATGGCAATGGAAAGGGGGTGTCGATGTTGTTGACTACCTTTATTCTCTCCATCTTGGCTGGTGTGATCGCCAATTACATTAGCAAACGGTTCGATGAGAGGGAGAACGACGGCGACGAGCCTAGGGATTAAGCCCACCTGCAATACGGGAATAGAAAAGCCCCTCGATGTGCAAGATCGGGGGGCTTTTCGTGTGTCGATTAAGTCATTGACTACCTTTGCCACCCATAGTATAGCATATTCGGTTATTCGTATGCAAGTCTATTGTTCGTCCAAGTCGCCCGGCGGGCGGCTATTTTTCATGCCCTTTTCGCGCTTCCATCTTCGGATGCTGATCGCGCCTTTTCTTCGGCAAGCAGTTCGGCGCGGTAGTTGGCAAGCTCGGCTTCGATTTCCTCGTCCGTCAAGGGAGCGGTGCGCTGCGGATTCATTTTTGCGGCGGAGTATGCTATACTTGATGCGTTGCCATCTCCAGACCGGCACGGGAAGGAGGTGCATGAGAATGGAGAACATTGCACTACCATTCCTTATCTCCGTCATGGCGGGGGTAGTCTGCCACTACCTTTGCAAATGGCTTGACGAGAGAGTATCTGGCAACAAGCCTGAGCGTTAAGCCCTGCTCGCAGTATGGGAATAGAAAAGCCCCCCAAGTGGCTACCTTGGGGGGCTTTTCGTGCATGCGAATGGTATTGCACTATCATTCTGCCACCCATAGTATAGCATATTCGGTTGTCTGTATGCAAGCTAAACCCGTCGAAATCGAGGGGGTTAACCGTATTTAATCCCAGTCAATATCTGCATGGGAGACGGCTTTTCCGTTCCGGAAATCTTCACGGGCGGCATCGAGATCGGCGCGTTCTACTGGTGTGAGTTTTGTGAAGTCAGGATCCCATGCAAGGACAAGCTTCTTCATGAAGGTGAGAGCGAAATCTTTATCAACATCCGGCAGGAAATTATAGAGACGAAGCATCTCTTGCTCATTTGCAGTCATGTCATATCCTCCTTATTTGTAAATATCCCCACGAGAACCAATATTGATAATGTGCAGGACGTCCGATGTGAGTTCATAAATGATACGGTATTTTCCTACACGCAGACGATATGTCCCGGGCGGTTGTCCCTGCATTACTTTTATATCGCCTTTTGGCGGAGTTTCAAGAAGTCCGTCGATGGCTTCTTTGATTCTCTGCTTCGTAATGCGGTCTGCTGCATGGATAAATTTTAGTGCTTTTCGAGAGTATAGAATATTCATCGAAACACCTTTCTGCCGCTTAGGTGCGGCTCTTTTTTATGCCCTTTTCGCGTTTCCAGCGTCGTATGCTGATCGCGCCTTTTCTTCGGCGTCGATTTCTTCGTCAAGCAAGCGGTGCATTTCGGCGCGTTCGGCGGGCGGAGATCAGCTCCAGTCGATGTCATCCATTTTCACGGTATGCCCTTGCTCTAAATCGCGTTCGGATTCTTTCAGTCGAGCGTATTCGGCAGGCGTGAGTTTTGTGAAATCGGGATCCCATGCGAGGACGAGGCGGCGCAAAAGTTCGTAGGCGAGGCTTTGTTCTGCTTCGGGAAGCGTGTTGTACATGGTCAAGATTTCCTGTTCTTGTGCAGTCATGGTATCTCTCCTTCCTTATTTGTAGATTCCACCGCGAGAGTCGATGTCTCGGATGAAGATGTAGGTTTCTCCGCTTGTATTCTCCAAGTAGCTGTAGACGATCCGATACTTTCCGATGCGCAGACGATATGAGGGCGGTTTCCAACCTTGCAGAAGTTTTATATCGCCGATAGGCGGTTGCTGGATTAAGCCGAGGATTCCCGACTTGACTCGTTCGCGCGTAGGGCGATCCGTGGATTGGAGGAACTTTATTGCGGAACGTGAAAATTCAATATCCATAAAGAGAACCCTTTCTGCCGCCTAGGTGCGGCTATTTTTTATGCTCTTTTTCATGCCCTTTTCGCGCTTCCATCTTCGGATGCTGACCGCGCCTTTCTTTCGGCAAGCAGCTCGGCGCGGTAGTCGGCAAGCTCGGCTTCGATTTCCTCGTCCGTCAAGGGAGCAGTGCGCTGCTTTTCATCGGCGGCGCGTGGCGGTTCTTCGGCGGGCGGGGGTTCGGCGATCGCTTCGGCGATGGTCTGCACGTATTGACAGACCGATGCGCGCGCCGTTTCGTCGAGCTTGAAGTAGATGCGAAGAACTTGCTCTTCGATGAAGCTGAGATGATGCTTCTGCCGGAGCGGCAGGAAAGGATCGCTGGCGGCAGATACGGCTTCCCGTTCGCCTTCGCCCGTGCGCAGCCATGCTTCATTGATGCCGAACGTCTCGCAGATCAAGCGGATATTTTGCTCGATAACGGTATTGCCGTTTTGCTCCATAAAACTGACAGCACCTTGTCCTAATCCGATTTTTGCTCCAAAATCCTTTTGACTTATCCGCAAGTTTTTTCGGATAGACCTTATACGAGCGTTAATTGTCATAGAAACACCCCCTTTTTCTATATGTTATACAAATCATTAGTTTTAGTCAAGGGAAAAGTATTGACTTTAACTAATAATTTGTGTAATATATAAACAAGATACGAATGTTTAGTATAAAAAGGGGGTGCAAAAAATGGAACTGCAAGATGTAGGCAAGCTGCTTGAGATGCTGCAACGAGTCAGCCCCGAGAAGCAGGAGAAGATTCTGATTTTCGCGCAGGGCGTAGCGGCAGGGGTAAGCGCCGCGAACGCGGCGAGGGACGAGGATGAGAAGAAAAAGCCCGCGTAGGCGGGCGGCGGTGAGAGGGGGTGAGAATCTATGTCACAAGAAAAGCCCCTGCGCGGGGCGGGGGCGAGGAACAAGCTGACACTTCGCATGTCGGACGATCTGAACCAACGGACGAAGGACAAGGCAGGTTATCTCGGCATCAGTCAGAATGCGTTCCTGCTTGTCCTCATCGAGTTGGGGCTACGGTGTTACGAGGTTAGTCCTCATCTCTTGAAAGAGGAATAGAGCCGTGTTCTCTTTCGTACTTGGCGATGTGCTGATTGACAATCATTTCAAGTTCTTTGTTCACGGTGCGGAAGTTGCTGTCGGCGATGTAGCGGAGTTTTTCAAGAACTTCGCTATCGACGCGGAATGTGAATTTCGGTAGCTGTGACGGCATAATGACACCCCCTTATCTGTAATATACCACAAAAAAATACCGTCGGGCATATTGACGGCAAGGTGACGGCGTGATATATTATGCAAAAAGGGGGTGACGGCAAGGTGACGAAAGATAAATTAACCGTGAGAATGCCGCCGGAATTGTCGCACATTCTAAACGAGAAGGCAAAGCGACTGGGCTACACGAAGAACGCGCTCATCGTGCAAGCGTTGTGGGATTATGTGAAGAAGCAAGACGAGAAAAAGCCCGCGTAGGCGGGCGGCGGTGAGAGGGGGTGAGATGGATATGGTAGCAAGACTGAAAACATGGCTGAATTTTTGGTTGGAGAAAAAGACGAATCAGAATAAACCTGTGATTCGTCTGAGGATTCAAGGACAGTTGGTGTCTGATGTGAAGTGGCTTATTGCAGAAATGAATAAAGAGTATGGCAAGAGCCATACCCTTTATATCGAGGTGAAGTTCTAAGAATCTGCAAAGAATGCAACGTAGGAGATCGATTCCCCAAAGACGATTAAACTACTTTGTCTGCCAACAAAGGAGTATCTTCGTCCTGCAAGCCACGAGAAGTCAAAAAACTTGTCCTGCTTGATGGTATCGATTTGTTCGTTTTCATCGAACACGCGAATTTCTACCAATTCACGCACCACGCGCGATTTAGGTTCGACGTTCAAAGCGACTTCAATTCTGTACATGTGACCACCCCCTTTCTGTGGATAGTATAGCATGGGCTGAGGGGAAAAGGTAGTTTATTGCGTGTAAAGCGGGCGGCTTGCGAGGGGGTGAGATGGATGGATGAATCAGAGAAGATTTATCGGCTCGAATCTGCCTGTCTAACCAATGCCCTGCGCGTCGCGTTCGTGCAGGGCGAGGGGACACAAGAGAATCCATGTCGGTTGATGTGGCGGTTTTACCTTCTGGATGGTCGCTATATCGGCGAGATTCCGGCGGATGGTCAGGATGATATGAAGCTCGCAGCATCGTCAGCAATGTGCTCAGCGATGACGAGATGACACAAAGCCAGCATGAAACGTTTCATTTCCGGGACGTTGTAGTCGGGATGTTTTTGAACCATGTGTGTCTGGTCGTTTCCGATCCACGAAATAGCTTTTGCTAAAGAGTGTATCTTTGCTGAAGAAATTCGAGCGATGGAGTATCCGAGAGGTTCGTTCAGTATATTGTTTTCATCGGCGTCATATCCTTTCTGTGGATAGTATATCACAAGAGGAGCACTTTGCGAGGGGGTGAGATTTCATGCAAAAGGAGTGCGACGTACTTATTATGGACGATGCCGACAGGCTGCTGTCTGTGGCGGAAGTAGCTGCACGGATGCGGACGACGCAGCCGTTCGTCCGTGAGCTGATTGTTTGCGGGTTCTTGGGGGCGATTTCTTTCGGGAAGAATCGTCGCGTGCCAAAGTCGGAGTTGAATCGGTTCTTTTCTCAGTATTTGGGCGAGGATTTGCCGGAGTTATTAGCAGAGCGCATAGCGCAGAGAGAGGGATGTGTGTCATGAGAATCTACATCGCGCACCCGTATACGGGGGATGAGGCGAGGAATCGTGCGCGTGCTTTGCGTGCGGAGGAGGTGCTGCGCCGGGCGACGCCTTGGGCGGAGTTTTTCAATCCGGTGGGGCGGTTGTCGGAGTCGGAGCGATTTCGGCAGATGTTGTATGTGGAGGCGATGGATCATTGCCTGCGGGAGTTGGCGAAATGCGACGGGGTGGTTTTCTGCGGGGATTGGTCGCTGAGCCCGGGGTGCCGCGTGGAGGTGCAGATGGCGAAGCGGCTGCAGCTGCCGCGCTGGTATGGTGTGGATGCGTATGTGCGGAGTTGGGCTTTGGTGGCGCGGGCGGCGCGTGAGATGGAGGGGGCTTTGGGATGAGGGAGTTTTGGAATCTGCTGGACTATATCAGCGATTGGGGCTGGACGTGCATCGTGAGTGCAGCGGGGCTGCTGTTTGCGGCGTTGGTGCTTATGGGGTGAGATGGGATGGAGGTTTGTTTGCGGGCGGCTTTGATGCGGGAGCGTGAGCGGATGCGCGTTCGTCGGCATGGGCGGGAGATGGCGACGATTTATGCGGATCCGCGTTGTCCGATTTGCGGGCGGCGGCACATGACGGGAGTTGTATGCCGCCGGCATCGCGGGAGCGTGTGCATGAAGCATTGTGCGGATTGCGAGCATCATGAGCCGATGTTTCATCATTGTCGGTTTCGCGAGACGGAGCCTTTGGATATGCGCCGCTGGCGGATCGTTTGCTCGGCGGCGGATGAGGCGGGGCTTCGTGCGCGGCTTCATCCGCAGTATGTGATGGCAGAGCGGGCGGATGAGGACGGAGATCGTGCGGTGGTGGATGTGGCGACGGGCGAGGTCGGGCGATTTGCTGGAAAGTATGTAGCGAACGCCGGTCTTTGGGTGTGTGTGGAGTATTTGCCGGTGGAGGCATGAGGGAGGATGGTGCAAGATGAAGCAGAGAATCACGAAGATCAAAGTCAAGAAGGGCGTTTATTTTTTCGGCTGGGAAATCTATCAAGATGCAACGCGGAATTGGGATGAGCACACGCTGACCTGCAAAGACCGTCCATGCGATGCGTTCTTTCTGGCCATAAAAAACATGGTGCGGCACGTCATGGACATCTGCGAGTTTCCGAAAGCGGAAGACGGCAAGAAGTTCATCGTCAGCGGCATCACGGAATCTTATACAGAGGACAATCGCTTTTTGACGATCACGGCACAGAAGGAGCTTTCTTTCAGCAGAGCGCCGCTGATCATCAATACGCCGGCACGCGCAGAAGAGGTGGGAGCAGATGAAGATCCGGCGTTTTGCCTGAGCGAAGATTTGTTGGTGGATTTAGGCACACTGGAAGCCGAGGCGTGGAAGTATATCGCCGGCGAGCGGGCGCAGCAGCAGCTTGACTTTGCAGAGAAGGCAGAGCATGAAGACGCGGCGGGCGGCAAAGACGAGATGCAGCTCATCGGAGCGTGAGATGGAGGGGACAATATGAGGCATGGCGGAAAGAGAAGCCGCAGGTTTATGCGGCGGCTGGAGGCGCGTATGGCAGAACGGAGACTGATCGCAGCAGGACGCGAGGCGATGCGCAGGAAGGAGCGTCAGCAGCGTGACGCTCGGCAGTCTCTTTGACGGGATCGGCGGCTGGCTTCTGGCGGCGCGTCATGCGGGAGTCACACCCGTCTGGTCGAGTGAGATCGAGCCGTTCCCGTGCGCTGTGACGGCACACCATTTTCCTGACGTCACGCAAATGGGCGACATCATGCAGATTGACGGGGCGGCAATACCGCCCGTGGACATCGTATGTGCAGGCAGTCCATGTCAAGGCTTGTCCTTGGCGGGAAAAAGGAGAGGTTTAGACGATGAACGCAGCGGCTTGTTTCGCCGAGCAGTTGACATTGTTCGCGCCATGCGACGCGCCACCGGTGGAAGGTACCCTCGATTCTTCGTCTGGGAGAACGTCCCGGGAGCGTTCAGCAGCAACAAAGGAATGGACTTTCGAGCTGTGCTTGAAGAAATCGGGCAGGCCGAAATTTCAATACCTAACGGCGGCAAATGGGCAAACGCCGGAATGGCAGAACTGCCTCAGTGTGAAATCGCATGGCGCGTCCTCGACGCGCAATATTGGGGAGTGCCCCAACGTCGCCGTCGAATCTTTCTTGTCGCGGATTTTGCAGCCCATGACCGATGTGCCGGAGAAATACTATTTGAGCGCGAGAGCATGTCTGGGCATCTTGAGGAGAGCGAAGGAGCGCGGCAAGGAACTGCCCGAGGAACTGAAAGCGGCACTCGAACGGCAGGCGCGTATATACCTAAATGTGCAAGAACATTGACCGCACGAATGGACGGAAGTCCATGTGCGGATCGTGATCCTCAGATTGTCGCTGCAGGATTTGATACACAAGCAAGCATAGCGAACAATGCGCCTGCACTTGCGGAAGCTGTGCCGCCGATGACAGCGAGCAATCGCCTTGGCGTAATGGCGGCAGGCTTTATCGGTAAGGCTCCAGCGTCTGCCGGAAGCATCGGATATGGTGAAGAAACTGCACCGACATTGATAGCAGGCAAGGAGCAGCACGTCGCAATCTACGACATGACGCACGCCGATGAGGTCATGCATCTCGTCAAAGATGGCATCGCCCCGACACTCAGAGCGGCGGGCGGCACTCTTGGCGGCGGCAGTGAGAATCTGGCGCTGTGCGTCGGAAATGGGCAGATGAATCAATCCCATTTACAGGAAAATGCAGGTGCGCTCAACTGCATGCACGATCAGCAGATTATCCTCACAGAAACTGCCGTGCGCCGCCTCACGCCGACGGAGTGCGAACGCTTGCAGGGCTTGCCCGACGACTACACGGCGGGCGGCAGTGACACAGCGAGGTATAAGGCGCTCGGCAACGGCATGGCGCAGCCGTGCGCGGATTATGTGATACGGCGAATCGTGGAGGTGACATCAAATGCAAAAAGTAAAAGTTGAACTGTACCATGACAATTTTCAAAACTATAAGCGGTATGGAATCCCGTCGAAGGCGCAGCTTGTGATTGCGGACATCCCGTACAACATCGGCGAGGACGCCTACGGATCAAATCCGATGTGGTACAAGGGCGGCGATAACGCAAACGGGGAGAGCCGATTTGCGAAGAAGGCATTCTTTCGCACGGACAGCAACTTTAACATCGCGGAATACTTTCATTTCTGCTCGCGGCTTCTCAAGAAAGAGCCGAAGGAACGGAACCAAGCGCCGGCGATGATCGTGTTCTGTTCGTATCAGCAAATTCCGCTGGTCGTGGAGTATGGGAAGCGGCACGGATTCATGAAGTCATATCCGCTGTACTTCATCAAGAATTATTCGGCGCAGGTACTCAAGGCGAACATGCGCATTGTCGGAGCGACGGAGACGGCGATTGTGCTGTTTCGCGACAAGCTGCCGAAGTTTCGCAACGTGGATGCGGTGGGGAATAAGCGCATGGTGTTCAATCATTTCGAGTGGAAGCGCGACAGTACGAAAGTCTATCCGAAGATTCACCCGACGCAGAAGCCTGTGAATCTTCTCAGGCAGCTCATTGGGATTTTCACGGACGAGGGCGACGTGGTAATCGATCCCGTCGCAGGGAGCGGCGCGACACTTCGGGCTTGCATGGAGCTTGGACGGACGTGTTATGGGTTTGAGATCGACAAGAACTTCTATCGGCAGGCAACGGAGAAGATGCTTGTTCTGCCGGACGCGACGCAGGGGAAGTTGTTTGCGATGTGATGGGGGGTGCAATGATGAAACATGGCGGCAAGAAAAACCGCAGGTTTCTGCGGCGGTTGAAAATGCGGCAAGCGGAGCGGCGACTGATCGCGGCAGGCCGTGAGGCGATGCGCCGGAAGGGGGCGAGGCGAGAAAAACATTCCGGAATAGAATAAGGTTCCTTCTATTATATTTAATATACCGAAGCATATAAAAAGGTTATAGATAGAAGGGTTACGAGAAAGGGGGGAAGTACCCCTTTTTCGCCTTGATAAAGGAATTAAACTACCGACACAAAATCACCCGAGAGAGGCGGAAGAAGCGCATGGCATATCGAAGGTCGAGATGGGAATCGAAGGATGGAAGATTCCGAATCGAAAAGAAATATTATTCATATCGTGCCATGCCGCTTCGTCCGGAGATCAAGGAGAAAAGGGCAAAACGTCAAAATGTGACGAAGGAGACGCAGGCGGCAGTGAATTGTCGTCTGCGTGCGGAGAAGTTATCCCGCCTTCTTGTGGATAACTTTCGCACGGGCGACTGGTATCTGACGTGCACGTATCGCGAGAAGCCGGATGCGGATGAGGTGCAGCGAGATTTTGAGAAGTTCAAGCGGAAGGTGCGCAGCATTTATAAAAAAGCAGGGGTAGAGGCGCGATATATTTCGGTGCTAGAAAATCTGACGGGAGCGGGTCGCCCGCACGGGCATATTCTATTGCCAGCGCTCGATGCCAAGGATCTGGAAAAGGTTCAAGCGGCGTGGCCGCATGGAAGCGTAGCGATAAAGCTCTATGGCGGGCATCTGGCGGATGCGGATCGCTTGGCACGGTATTTCACCAAAGAAAAAGTGGTCGCACATGCGGGACGTTTGCAGACGAGCCGCAATTTACTGCGCCGAGAGCCGAAAGTCGTGACGGTGACGCGGGCGGAGGCCTTTCATACAGATTTTCAGGCGCCGAAGGGGTATCGCATCATCAAAGCGCTTTCGTACAGCACATATACGGCAGAGGGCTATCCTCTGGCCTTGGCTTGTTTTGAGCGAACGGAGGAGAGTCGATGCAAGACGAGGGGGCGGCGGAATGAAACGGGAGATTTACATGCGCGTGGAGCAGATGCTGTATGCGGCGGTACGTGAAGAGCGAAGGAAAAAGCGATACGCTCCGGCGGGCGGGAAGAATCCGACGGCGCAGCAGGCTCTTCGAAACATGGATCGTCTCTCGTATGAGGGCAGATACAAAACCGAGCTTGAGGATTGGGCGCGGGTGGTGGACGAAGTGCGAAAGCTCCTGTCCGGCACGACAGCAGAACGAGTCTACATCCGAAAGTTCTTCCGCCGGCAAGGGTATCACCGAATTTGCCGAGAGCTCTTCATCAGCAAAAACACATACTATGAGGCGGTGCGGCAGATTCGCGCCGTCGCGTTGGCATGCGCGTGTCAGATGGGCTTGATGCGCGTATTTTGATGCGAGAAGCGAAAAAGCGGGAAAAGATTAGAAAAAATTGTAAAACATGTGACAAAAAACCCGAAACCCTTAGAGCAGCAAGGATTTCGGGCGTTGGAACATTCCGGGAAAAAATCCGCAAAAAACGTGGTATACTGAATAGAGTGAGGTCATGCGCTTGTTGCGTGTGGCTTTTTTCTTTTGCCCGAAAACAGAGTCAAAAACGCAAGAGAAAAAGAGCAGCGTCATTTGACACATAGAACTCTGGGAAAAGAGAAGCCTTAGAAAAGAGCCGCGAAGGCAGGCGGCAGAAGGGAAAGGAGTGAGCGCGAGGTGGCAAGGAAATTTTACAGATTCGTCAACTCGAAGCAAAAGAATGAGTTCTTAAATATCTATATCGAGACGGGGACGATCGGGCGGGCGGCGAAAGCCTCGGGCATCACGCGGCAGACGCATTACAACTGGCTGAAAGAAGATGCGGCGTATAAGAAAGCGTTTGGCGAAGCGAAAGAGATGGCGGGCGACCTCTTGGAAGAAGAAGCGTATCGGCGTGCGGTGGACGGCACGGAAATGTGCGTCTACTACAAGGGCAAGAAGGTGGACTCGTACCGCAAGATGAGCGATGCGCTGCTCATCCTGCTGCTCAAGGGAGCGAAGCCGGACGTGTACGCCGAAAGGCAAGATACGAAAATCACGGGAGAAATCACGCTGAACGCAGCGCAGGCGTTGAAAGAAGCAAGGGAGCGAATCAAGAATGCAGCAGATTGTCCGGCAGGGAATGATTGATTTCCTTGCAGAACTCGCCTATGATCCGGTGGCGTTTGTCTACGGGGCGTTTCCTTGGGGAGAAGGCAAGCTCGAAGGAAGATCGCCGCAAGAGTGGCAGCTGGCGCTTCTTGCCGACATCCGCGACGGACTCAAGTCGCCGGGCAAAGTAATCCGTGAGGCGGTAGCATCCGGACACGGGATCGGAAAAGCGCAGGCGCCGGATGCACGCATCGAGACGCCGCAGGGAAATCGCCGCTTCGGCGATCTTCGTCCGGGGGATTGGGTCTTTGGCAAAAACGGCAAGCCCGTGCGCATCCTGCAGTGCAAATGGTATCGGGATATCCCGTTTTACCGCGTGCATTTTGACGATGCTACCTGCCTTGATGTATCGAGCGGACATCTGTGGCAGGCGAAGTGCCGCAGCGACCGCAGGCGGGGACGCGCCTATCGGACGATCAGCACGCAGGAAATTCTTGCCGCAGGCGTTCGCAGGAAGAACGGAAAGAACGCGGCGCGTCAATGGGAAATCCCCATGCAAAAAGCAGCGGAGTTTCCCGCGCAAGAAGTCCATGTCGCGCCGTATTGGATGGGCGTATGGCTAGGCGATGGCTCCTGCGCCCGTGCGGGCTATACGAAGCCCGATCGGGAAATCCGCGAGCGGCTGAAAGAGCAGGGCTATGTCCTAAGAGAAGCGCAGGACGGCAATGCCGTCTACCTGCCGGGTATCAAACCGAAGATGAAACAATATGCCGTCTTTACCTGTCGTTCGCATGAGCGCTACATCCCGGAAGCATACAAGTACAATACCGTGCATGTCCGTCAAGAAGTGCTGTCGGGGCTTTTAGATACGGACGGAGAAATCAATCGGCAGGGCAGCATCCAGTACGCGACGACGAGCGGGCGTCTTGCCGAAGATGTGCTTTGGCTGGTGCGCTCCCTAGGCGGCAAAGCGAAGATGCAGCCGACGAAGAAGAAAGGCTGGTACCGCAAGGACGGCAAGCGGATCGCGTGCCGCGACTGCTGGCGCATCACCATGACGCTTCCCTTCAACCCGTTCTCCGTGCGCCGCAAGAAAGAGCGCTATAAAAAAGACATCGAACATCGGTATCGCGTGCGCTGGATCGACCGCATCGAACCGCTCGGGCTTCAAGATGGCATGTGCATCACCGTCGAAGAGGAAGAAGGCCTGTATCTGGCAGAGGACTTCATCGTGACGCACAACTCGGCGCTTGTCGCGTGGATCATCCTCTGGGCGATCTCGACGCATGAGGACACGCGCGGCATTATCACGGCGAACACGGACACGCAGCTCAAGAGCAAGACATGGGCGGAGCTATCGAAGTGGTATGAGTGCTTCCTCGCCAAAGAGATGTTCACCTACACGGCGACGGCGCTCTTTGCGAACGAATCGGGGCATGAAAAGACGTGGCGCATCGACGCGATCCCGTGGAACGAAAGCCATTCGGAATCCTTTGCGGGACTGCACAATCAAGGGAATCGGATCCTTCTCGTCTTTGACGAAGCGTCGGCGATCGCCAACGTGATCTGGGAAGTCGCCGAAGGTGCCATGACGGATGCAGATACAGAGATCATCTGGTGTGCGTTCGGCAACCCGACGCGAACGAGCGGGCGCTTCTACGACTGCTTTCATCGCGACCGTGCGCTTTGGTGCACGCGGCAGATCGACAGCCGCGATGTAGCGATCAGCAACAAAGAACTGATCGCCGAGTGGGCAGAAACGCGCGGCGAAGACAGCGACTTCTTCAAGGTGCGCGTCAAAGGCGAATTCCCCTCGGCATCCGAACTGCAGTTCATCTCGGCCGCGATCATCGAGCAGGCGACAAAGCGTCTCATCCAGCCCCATGAATTCGACTTCGCGCCGATGATCTTGGGCGTAGATCCTGCATGGACGGGAGAAGATACGCTGGAAATCTTCCTGCGTCAAGGCTCGATGTGTAAGGCGCTCCTGACCTGCGAGAAAAATGACGACGACGTGCACATGGCCGAACGCATCGCTTACCTGGAGGACAAATATCGCGCCGTCGCCGTGAACATCGACCAAGGGTACGGCACCGGCATCTACTCCGTCGGGCGCAATATGGGCAGGACATGGAATCTCGTATCCTTTGCGGCAAAGCCGCGAAACCCCTACTACGCGAACAAACGCGCGGAAATGTGGGCGGAGATGAAAGAGTGGCTAAAGACCGTCGGCGTCCTGCCGGACGATTCCGCTCTGCGAGACGACCTCAAAGGCCCCGAAGCATTCATGAACCGCAGCGGCAAACTGCAGCTAGAGAGCAAAGAAGATATGAAAAAGCGCGGGCTTGCCTCACCAAACAAGGCAGACGCACTGGCGCTGACCTTTGCCTATCCCGTGCGGGCTTCCCCTGCGGGGGCGCGTGCATCCATGTGCAACACGGACTACGATCCGTTTTGAACCCATCGAACAATTCAAACAGCGAAACGCCAAGAAAGGGGGTGAGCATCATGTGCAGCGGAGGCGGAGGCGGAGGCAGTCATTATACGCCGCCGAAGGTGGATCCTGCGCCGACGACGGTGCAGCCGACGGATCTCGGCTCGAAAGACACGTCGTCGGGGCAAAAGAGAAGGCGCGGTCGCGCATCGACGAGCCTTTCCGGCGACCGTGATACCATTCTCGGAACGATCGCAGGGAGCGGCGGGCGTACGACGCTCGGGTAAGGAGGAGTTATGGAAAAAGAGAGAACGCAAGGGGCGCGTCTGCCGCCCCTGATTCGCGCAAGCGATCTGGCAGCGCGGCTTAGCGTTGACAGAAAGCGGATCGAGCGAACCGTAGCGCAGCTGATCGAAAAGCGCCATACCTACGAAACGCGCTGGAAAGAGATCCGCGCCTATCAACTGCCGTATGTCGGCGCATTTGACGGCGTGGACGACGAGACGAACGCCGGACGCAGGAAAGATACGAACGTCTGGCACAACTGCGCGTGGGACAGCAACCAAGTGTTTGCGGCGGGCGTGATGGGCGGCCTTACGCCGCCGTCGAGGAAATGGTTTCGACTGGACTTTGCCGATACGGAACTCAAAGACAACTCCGATCTCGGGAAAATCCTCGACGAACGCATCGACATCCTGGCGGATGTCTTGGAAAAGAGCAATTTCTATACGGCGGTACACAGCTGCTATTTGGAACTTGCCTTCGGGCAAGCGCCGCTCGGCATCTTTCCCGACCGCCAATACGGCGTGCACTTCGTACCGTACCCCATCGGCAGCTATGCCATGGAAAACGGCCCCGACGGAAGCGTGCAGACATTCTGCCGCAAGCTCAAGATGAGCGCCGTGCAGATGGCGGACAAATTCGGCGAAGAAAACCTGCCGGAGAACATCCGCGCAGAAATCGCCAACAGCCCCGCCTTAAAAGCGCAGCATACGGTCGTCTGGTACGTCGCGCCAAACCGCAACTACGACCCGCAGAAACTCGGCAGCTTCCATCTGCCGTATCTGTCGGTGTACTACGTCGAAGGGAGCGCAGAAGGCGATTTCCTGCACGTGGGCGGCTTTCATGAATGGCCGGTGCCGGTGGCGCGGTACCTCATCATGGGAAACGAAAGCTACGGCAAAGGCCCCGGCTGGTTCGCCGAAGGCGACGCGAAAGTGCTGCATCTCTTGGAAAAAGACAAATTGACGATGGTCGAACTCTCCGTAAAGCCGGCGTTCGCCGTCGATGCAAATCTGGCGGCGAAGGGGATCAACCTCGTGCCGGGCGGCAAGACATTCGTCGAACAAAGAGACGCTGTAACACCGCTCTTCCAAGTGCAGGGCAACCTCGATCACCTGCTGCAAGTGGTCGCTGACGCGACGGAAAGAATCAAACGCGCGTACAGCGCAGACCTCTTCATGATGCTCGACAGTCAGGAAAAATCCATGACGGCGCGCGAAGTCCTGGAACGCACGCAGGAGAAAATGAACATCCTAGGCCCCGTCGTGCAGCGGATGCAGTTTGAATTCTTGGGGCGCATCATCGAGCGCGTCTACAACATCCTCGATCGGGCACGCATGTTCCCCGAGCCGGAAGACGAAGAAACGCAAGAGCTTCTTCGGAACCAAGAGCTGAAGATCGAGTACATCTCACCCTTGGCGCAGGCGCAAAAGATGAGCGGCCTCGTGAACATCGAACAGGCCGTCGCATTCGTGGCGCAGATCGCGCAGTTCAATCAAGCCGCGCTCGACAAAGTCGACTGGAATGAGACGATCAACCGCTACTTCGACATGCTCGGCGCCCCGGCGGCAATGAAGCGCACGGACGACGAGTATCTGGCGATCCAGCAGAAAAAAGAAGAAGAGATGCAGAAAATGCAGCAAATGCAGCAGGCGGCGCAAATCGCCGAGATCGCAGCGCCCGCCGCGCAGGCGGCGAAGAACGCCACAGAAGCGGCGAAAGACGGCAACCCCGCAATAGAGCAGCTGCTCGGCATGGGCATGTTGGGATAAGGAGAAGATGCCATGAACGAAGACGTCAGCGCAGCAGATAAAATGCGGCGCATCGCAGATGAGAAAGTGGCGGCGAAAGATCGCGCGGCGCTCCTGCATCTCTTGGACACGGCGGAGGGGCGATGGTTCCTCATGCGGCTCTTTGAGCGCTGCCACCTGGTCAAGAGCACGAGCTTTCTGACGAGCGACCTCAACGATCTGCTCGTCAAAGAAGGCGAGCGGCGCGTGGGGATGTATATCAAAAGCATCCTCACGCAGAATGCCGCTTTACTTGCCGCCAAGCAGAAAGCGGAAACGGAATACCATGCGTTTATGCAGGAGATGCAGTCGCTCATTCGGGCGGCGGAACAAGACGAGGAGGAATCTGTATGACAAAAGAGCAAGACTTTGCCTTTGACTTGCAGCTGTTTGCCGGCGGGGACGCGAGTGCAGACGCGGGCGACGCAGGAGCAGCGGCGGGCGGTGCAGGGGCAGACGCTGGAGGCGCAGGAGCGGCGGGCGGCGCAGGAGCAGCGGGCGGCGCAGGGGCATCGGCGGGCGCAGGAGAAGCGGCGGGCGGTGCAGGCGCGGCGGGCGGCACGATCTTAGGCGGCGCAGGGGAAGGGGAGAATCCTGCTGCCGCCGTGCCTGACGCCTACGACTTCAAGAGCATCGTGCCCGACGGTATGGACTATGACGAAGCGTCCGCCGCCGCATTCGGCGAAGTCGCGAAAAAAGCGGGACTGTCGCAAGAGCAGGCAAGTACGATCGCCGCCTACGGGATGCAGTATATGCAGCAGGGCGTCGATGCCGCCGTGCAGGCGATCCGCGATACGCAGGCAGCGTGGGCAGAGGAGGCGCGGGCGGCGCTCGGCGGGGATTTTGAGGCGCAGGTGGCGAAGGCTGCCGCCGGACGCGACGCGCTCGCGGCAAAGATTCCGGGGCTGGTCGATATGCTCAACGAGACGGGGGCGGGCAACCGCATTGAAATGATTCGCCTGATGGCGGCGGTCTCGGAGCTTGTCGGCGAGGACGGCGGCACGAATGGCGCGACGGGCGCGGAGAAGTCGATTTATCCGAATACGGATTTTCGCAGGTATAGCTAAGGAGGAAAAAAACTATGGCAACACTCGGAACACAGGCGCTGACGCTTTCGGATCTCAGGAAGCGTCTGGCGCCGGACGGGAGCGTGGACTTCATCATCGAAGCGCTCCTAAGCTCCAATCCCATCATGGACGACATCGCATGGAAGATGGGCAACCTGCCGACGGGCAACCGCACGACGATTCGCACGTCGATGCCGAAGCCCTCGGTGCGCCGCATCAATCGCGGCGTGACGCGCCACAAGTCGACGACGATGCAGGTGCAGGACACCTGCATTATCCTGGAAGATCGCTCGTGCGTGGACATCGAAGAAATCGCGCTTGCGCCGAACGGCGAGCAGTTCCGAAGGAGCGAGGACGCTGCCTTTGTCGGCGGCTTTTCGGATGCGATCGCGGCGAACATCTTCTACGGCAACGCAGACGACGACCTCGACACCTTCAACGGGCTTTCCATGCGCTATCCCATCATCGGCGGGGAGAAGAACACGCCGGGCTATCAGGTGATCGAGGGCATGACAGCGAATGCGGGCGCCAAGAACACGTCGGCGTTTCTCGTCGGCTGGGGCACGCACGCGACGAGCGGCATCTACCCGAAAAACTCGCAGGCGGGACTTAAGCAGCGCGACCTCGGCGAGCAGACCGTGCAGGACAAGGACGGCAACGAGTATCAGGCGCTCGTGAGCCTCTTCACATGGAAGGCGGGGCTTGCCGTCGGCGACATTCGCGCCAATGCCGCCGTAAGGAACATTGACGCCGACAAGATCGCAGGGGATATGACGAGTGACGGCAAGCGCAAACTCATCGAAAAATTCGTACTTGCGAAGAACCGCATCCGCAACCTGCAGTCGCGCGAAAAGAAAGTCGTGATGTACGTCTCCGAATCGCTCTACAACTGGTTCGAGATTTATCTTCTGGACAAGAATAATGTCCATGTGACACGCCAAGAACTGGCGGCGGACGTACCGCGCCTCTTCTTCGGCGGCATCGAGATCAAAAAGTGCGACGCCATCTCCGACGAAGAGACGGCGCTCAAGAAAGCATAGGAAGGGGGAAACACCATGATCTTAGACGGAGAAAACCTGTTTTTTGACGGCAAGGCTCTTTCGGCAGCGACGATCGAATCCGACGTACTCGCCGTCGGCGCAGGTGAGGCGGGCGATCCCGTGATCCTCGTCGTGCGCGTCAAGGACGCAGGAACGGGGACGCTCAAAACGGTGCTCGAAACGTCGGCGACAGCGGACTTTAGCGCAGCGAAAACGCTCGGCACGTTTGACACCGTGCCGCTCTCGGTGCATCTGCCGCGCGGCAATCAGGGCTTCTTGCGCCTCAAGGTGACGAGCACCTATACGAAGGGCGAGATCACGGCAGGTCTTGTCCTAGACGACAACATCAACCGCTGAACGCGGCAAAAGGCGCAGAGGGGAAACCTTCTGCCCTTGCCCAAGCGCCATACGCCTGTGACGCTTGGGCAAGGGGGAATCAGAAATGAATGTGACAGAAATCTGCAATCTGGCGCTTTCGTACATCGGCAAAGGGCGCATCAACAGCTTGGACGACGACTCGGAAGAAGCGAAGAAGTGCCGCGTGCACTACGATCACGAGCGCCGCCGTGCACTTTTATTGTACCCGTGGGGCTTTGCCAAGCGCATCGAAAAGCTCGCGCTTCTTGACCGCACGGTGCCGGGGTGGGCGTACGCTTACGGCTACCCTACGGAAAGCGTCCTCGTGCAGTACGTCTTTGACGAAGCGGGGGCGCGGAAGAAAGAAGAAGAACGCGCAGAGTATGAGATCGTAACGCTCGGACAAGGGCTGCGCGTGATCGCAACCGACGTCGCGCTCGCCTACGGCGAGTATATCGCAGACGTCAAAGACACGAGCTTTTTCAGCGAGACCTTCATCGAAGCGCTCTCGCACTTTCTCGCTTCATCCATCGCGATGGGCATCACGGGAAGCGCCAATATCGCAGCGCAGCAGATGCAGCTCGCACAAGGCGCGATCGAACAGGCGAAATACCACGCCGCCATCGAGCGCGAGCGCACGACGAAATATCCCGAGAAGTATCAAAACGCACGCTTTTCATAAAGGGGGAGCAACATGGTGCAGCCCAATCCGTACTACGCCATACAGCCTGCCTTCACGGCAGGCGAAGTGTCCGAAGAAGTCGCCTCGCGCGTTGACCTCGACAAATATCAGCTCGCTCTCCTGCAGGCGGAAAATGCGATCATCCGCCCCTATGGTCCCGTCTATAAGCGTCCCGGCAGCGTCTATTGCGGAGAAATCAAATACGGCGGCAAAGACGTGCTGCTCTACCGCTTCGAATACGACGTAGCGCTCGCGTATCTCTTGGAGATCGGCGAACGCTACATCCGTATATGGAAAGACGGCAAACCGCTGCACGCCAATGGGTGGCGCATCGACCTCGAAACGCCGTACAAAGAGCGCGACCTCAAAAACCTGCGCTTCGTGCAGTCGGTCGACGTGCTCTATATCTGCTCGGGAAGATTCCCCGTGAAGAAACTCGCACGCTACGCCGAAGAAGACTGGCGGCTCTCGGATGTGGCATGGACGCGCCCGGCGTATGGCGACATCAACCTTGACGAAGAGGCGACGATTCAGCCGTCGGGACGCACAGGAGACATCCGCCTGACGGCAGCAAAAGACATCTTCACACCCGAGCGCGTCGGCGACACGATGAAAATCGAGCAGTACGTCAACGGCGAGACAGTGAGCTTGCAGGCGACGGGCAATGCAGAAAGCCGCGCCCTCGTCATCGGCAAGACATGGAAGATCATCACGCATGGCACATGGTCGGGCAAAGTGATCGTGCAGCACTCGAAAGACGACGGCGCCTCATGGGTCGACCTTCGCACCTATACATCGACGGACGATTACAACCCGACGGAAAGCGGCGACGTCGATGAATACAGCCTCTTGCGCATCCGCGCAGAAATCACGAAAGGGACATGCCATATCGACCTCTCATCCTATCCCTACCGCCACGAGGGATATGTGACCATCAAAGACGTTGCAGACGGTCGGAATGCTCATGCGCATGTAGACAAGATTCTCGGCGGGATTGAAGCGACTGCAGATTGGTACTGGGCGGCATGGAGCGAAACGAACGGCTATCCGCGCTCGGCGGCGTTCTTCCAAGACCGGCTCTGCTTCGGCGGCTGCAGGCGCTATCCGCAAAGGCTATGGATGAGCCGAAGCGGCGACTATGAGAACTTCTCCGTGGACAAAGAAGCCGGCACGGTCACGGACGACAGCGCGGTGACGGCAGACCTCATGTCCAGGCAGGCGTACAGCATCAATCACATGGACGTCGGCAACGACCTCGTGATCTTCACGGACGGCAACACATGGACGATCGCGGGCGCAGAAACCGTCAAGCCGACGAACATCACGCCGAAGAATCAAGAAAACTACGGTGCGAGCGGCATCCCGCCCCTGCGCATCGGCAACCGCATCATCTATGTGCAAAGGCGCGGCTCGGTCATCCGTGATACGGGGTACTCGTATGAAAGCGACGGCTACAACGGCACAGACCTCACGCTTTTGGCAAAACATCTGGTACGCGGACGCGAAATCGTCGGCGGCGCCTATGCGCAGGAACCGGACAGCCTCTTGTACTTCGTGACGGGCGACGGCGAAATGCTCTGCCTGACGTATGTGATCGAGCAGAAAGTCTTCGCATGGAGTCACTTCGTCACCGACGGCAAATACAAGGCGGTATGCGCGGTCAACTCAGGCAGTGCGGACAAGGTCTATGTCATCGTCGAACGAAAGATTGGCGGGCGCGTCGTACAGTTCCTCGAATACTTCGCGCCGATGCCGCCGAGCAAAAAGCAGCAGGACTACATCATGATGGATGCGGCTCTGACGGATGTGCGCGATGGGGCGACGAAGGAAATTCCGGGAAAAGACGTGCTTTTAGGAAAAGAAGTCGTGATATTGGCCGACGGCTACTTCTACGAAAAAACGACGCTCCAAGAAACGAGCGTGCTGCCGGAAGCGGCGCGGCGCGTGATGGTCGGACTGCCCTACAAGATGGTCGTCGAGCAGCCGAACTGGGATGCAGGACTGACGGATTCGGGCACGATGCAGGGACGGCCAAAGACGATCTCAACGGCGATCCTCAGGCTCACCCATTCGTTCGGCGGGGCGATCGGCAAAGACGCAGCGCTGCAAAACAAGATCATCTACGACGACGAGCGCATGGAACTCGGCGAGGATGTGCTCTATACGGGCGACAAACAGATCACGCTGCCGGCGGGCGGCTGGGACACGAAGGGGCGTACGCTCATCACGCACGATACGCCCTATCCGTTCAGCCTGTCGGCGATCATACGGGAGGTAACAGTCGGTGGCTAAGAGATATACCATACAAAAGATCACGCAGAAAAAGAAGAAAGCAGCACTCGTCAAGGAACTCTTCCGAGAGCTTCGCGCGGTGGACAGACGAGAGCTTCAGGCAGGCGTCAAGGAAATGAAAGCGCTTGCCGCCGAATGTGCGGCGCTTGACATGGCGGAAACAAAAGAACTGTCGGCGTGGGCGAAGCGAGGGGCATCCATCGAAAACGAGATCCATGACTCCGTGTTCCTTGCAGAAGAATGTTTCGCCGCCTATGAGGGCACGGGGCTTGTCGCGACATGGGGGTATCGGGCGGTCGAAGGACACGAAGGGCGGCTTGTATGGTGCCTCGGCACGGAGCGCGTGGCGAAGAACCGCTATGCGTTCGCCGTAGAATCGAGACGCATCCTAAACGACTGGAAGGAGCGCTTCGGCGTGCTCTACAACGCCGTCGGGGCGTTCAACAAGGACGCGCTGCATTGGCTCGGCTTCTGCGGCGCATCGTTTCACGAAGAAATCATGCTTGGCGGCGAGCGGTTCATCCCGTTCACGTTGGAGAGGGGGCAATAATATGTGCGGATGGGTGGCAGGGCTGACGGCTCTGGCAGGACTCTTTCAATACCGGGCGCAGCAAGCGCAGGCGGACGCGCAGGCGTCGATGTATCGCGCACAGGCAGATGCGGCGACGCAGAATGCACGCATCGAAAACCGAAAGCAAGAGCAGATCGCGGATAACTATGCACAGCAGCAAGAAGCGCTCCGCTCGCGCCGCCGCCTCGCCGAAGGCGCACAGCGGGCAGAGACGGGCGCGGCGGGGCTGAACTTCGCCGGCTCCTCGATGGACATTCTCTCATCGGGCGCTGACGCATACCAAAAAGACGCGCAGAACCTTCTCATGAACCAACGAAACGACAACTACGGCTCGCGCGTCACCGAGAGCAACTATATCAATCAGGCGAACCAAGCGAACGCCGCCGCCGGCAACATCAAAAGGCAGGCACGCATGGCGGGCTTTGCGACACTTCTCGGGACGGCGGCAAGCGTCTACGGGGCGGCGCAGCCGTGGAAATCGGCGAGCGCATCTCCTCTGCCGCAGACGACGAGTAGAGCGGCAAATCCCTCGCTCAACTACACGTTCGGCGAAAAATTCTTCAGCAGTTTTCCGAAGCGCTCCATGCCGAGCCTGATGAACAAGGAGAATCCAAACCCTCGTTGGAGGTGGTAGAAGATGAAGTTCACGACCTATCAGCAAGCGGTCGAGCCGAACGTCATGAAGCCGCCTGCCGTAAGGAGAACGGGCGACGTCAATGCCTACGGTGCAGGCGGCGAAGGCTACGGCAAGATGGCGGCGGCCTTGGGACAGGTCAACAAGGTGCTCGCCCAAGAGCAGGAAGATCGCGATACCGCCGACGTGATGAAAGCACGCAATGAAATCATGACGAGCCTCACCGAGCAGCTCTATGGGGAAAACGGGCTTTTCGTGACAGGCGTCGGAGAAAACGCCAAGGGACTCATCGAGCGCACGACGGCGGCGATTCACAAGACCTACGACGAAATCAGCAAAAACTACAATGGCCGTGTACGCTTCGCACTCCAAGGCAACCTCAACGAGAACATGTCGAACTTCCAACGCATCGCGGCATCCAAAGAAATGGCGGAACAAAAAGCGGTGGAAAAAGCGACCTTTGACGCAAACCTCAGCACGAACGCACAGCAAGCGGCTCTGACGTGGAACGTCAACGGCGCACCGACGATGTACGTCCAAAACGGCGATACGCTGCTCCTTGCCTACGCCAGGAAAGAAGGCTGGTCGGGGGCGCAGCTCGGCAAAGAGCGTCAAAGTATGGTGACAAACATCGCGGCGGCAGCGGCAGGCGCGGCGGTCGAGAGCGAGGACTATGCGCGTGCCGATGAGATACTGAGCCGCTTCCGCAATGAAATGGAGCAAGACACCTACTGGAAAATCGCCCGCATCGTCAAGAAAAAGCAAGATGCCAAGGACATGGACAGGGAAGTGACGCGCATCCTCGGCGATGGGGGCGTGTGGGACGGCAAGACCTTCAACCTCGCAAGAGCGCGTGAACTGGTCGATGAAGTCTACGGCGAAGGCGCGACGAAAGAAGCGGGCGGCGCGTCGGCGGCAGCGGTCGATCAAGGCTTCTCTGCCATCCTCGGAAAAGAGATGGACAACGGGCGCAATGGCTGTGTCGAAGCGTATCTCAAAGGAACAAAGAACGTGAGCAGCTTTTGTGCGCGAGAGGCGGCGAACGGTGTACTCAATGTGCCGCAGCTCCTTCGAGATGCGAGAAGCGATGAAAGCGTCGTCGTCGAGCGCTATACGCCCGATATAGAGCTGCCTGCAGGGGCGGCGATCATCTATTATCACGACGAAGATGATGCAGAGAACGCGGAAAACGCCGAACACGTCGTAGCATCCGACGGCAGAGGCGGCATCTACGGCAATAGCTCAAGCGCAAAGGACTACACGGACGAGGATGGCAACTACATTCGCGGCAGAGGCGAGGTCACGCACGGCGAGAGCATAGAGATCGGCGGCGGGCTATACCCGACGTGGATCATTCGTCCAAAAGACGGCGGACGCATCAGCGCCTACGATCCCGAAAAGCGCGAACGCCTGATGTCCTTACTGGAAGCAAGAGGCAAAGATATGGAAGCGGCGTACAAGAAGCAGCGCGGCGAATATCTGGACAGCGTGGGTAAAGCGATGCAGGGGGCGGGCAGCTACAGCGAGGCGCTTTCGATCCTAAACGCGCAAGACCTCGATATGGATGAGATCAACCACTTGAAAGGGCAAGCGGCGGCGTTCTACGGCGTGAATCGTGAAACGGGCAGAGCGAAGGGTACAGACGGCGGCAAAGCCTATAATGCCGGCAAAGCCTACAATGCCGGCAAAGACGTTGAACTTATGCAGAAGATGAGCGCAAAATTGCAGCTCGGAGAGAAAATCACGACAGATCAATTCATCGCTTATCAGAATGCGGCGCGTCGCTTGGATGACGCAGGATGGCTTGGCGAGGAATTTGAATCGCTGCAAAACAATCGGGCGGTGTGGTCGGCGATCACCGACGATATGGAAGATCCGAAAGGCGGCTGGAAGAAGGCGTATGAAAAGCTGGTCGCCAAAGGACTGGATCCGCTCCGGGCAACGGCGCTGATCGCCAAGAGCGATGTCTTGAGCCTGCCGTATTACTTCCCGGAAGACGACGATGTGGAAGAAGCAGATGAAGGAGAAGCATGATGGCATTTGACCTTGACGGATATTTGAAAGATGCAGAAGTGCGCCGAGAAGAGCGGCAGGCAGCAGAAGAAGCCAGGGCACGGCAAGAAGCCGAAGAGGCGAAGCCCTGGTATGAAAAGCTCTGGGGCGCGGCATCCGACTTCGGCGGCGATCTGGTCGATACGATGAAAGAGCGCGGCGAAACATTCGCCGATGCCTACGGCAGATATATCGGTGCGGAGCTTGATGCCATTGCGCGCGCGAACGAAACGGGAGACTACAGCGGCAAGTACGCCGATACACCCGAACTGCGGGCAAGCTCGGTCGATACGCTTACCAGCGGAATTGACCTCGCGACAACCCCTGTCCGCGTGACGGCGTATCATGTGACTGCGCCGCTCCGAGAGCGCGTCGGGGCGTTCCTCGAACAAGAAGCGAACGAAGGCAGCGAATTCGCACAAGACCTGCGCAGCACAGAGGCGTTCGTCAACTACTTCATGACGCCCGAAGAAAAGCTCAAGAAAGCGCGGGAGATCGAGGCGAATACAGGCATCTCGGCGGACTCCTTCCTGGACGATGACATCGCCTACAAAGAAGCGCTCAAGATCAACGACTTCACGAATAAAAGAAAAGCGGCAATGCAGGAAAACTTCTCGATGGAGACGGTCTGGCAGGAGTTTCCGGAGCTTCGTGAGGTGGCGAAGATGCGTCCGCGCGATGCGGCGCTCGCGCTCCATGACATCGAGTCCGTGCGGCAGACGCATGGCATCGTCGAGGCGTTCACGCACTTTCTTGCCGTGGGCGAAAAGCAGCTGGAGCTTGATAACATCGGCGCAAAAATCATGATGGGTACGGCGGACGAGAACGATCATGCACGCGCCGCCGAACTCAAAAAGATGCTCGAAGAGGACAAGAAAAAGCATCTGCCGTCGTTCTTCGACGATCCGCTCTCTGCCATGGCGGGCGGCGTGGCATCGTCTGCGCCGGAGATGCTCGACAGCATCCGAGAAGGCGGCGCATGGGCTTGGGCAGGGATGATCGCATCGGGAGCCGCAGGCACGGCGGTCGAGCCGGGCGGCGGTACGGCAGTCCTCGGAGCGGCGGGCGGCGTCGTCGGCTTCCTGCGCGGCGTATTCGGTGCAGCGGCGCGGCGCGAGGCGGGACGCGCCGCCGTTCGCACGATGTTCGGCGCGGCAGCGCGGCGTGAGGCAGGACGCACGGCACTTCGCGACGCATCCCTTTGGGGCTTGAAGGGCGGTACGTTCTACGGCATGGCAAGACCGGAAGCGGGGCGGCGCTTCCTCGAATACAGCGAAATGACCGACACGGACGGCAACCCCCTCATGACGGAGGACGAAAAAAGAAACCGTGCCGCGATCGGCGGCGCTCTCAATGCCGGCATCGAACTCTGGAACGCTGGAATGTTCCTCAAGCCCTTGACGCGCTTTGCGGGAAAAGCGGGCGCACAAGGCATCGAAAAAGCGGCGATCGAAGGCATCGTCAACCGCGCGAAATACGATCTCGGCAAGCGCGAATCGGTCGCTGTCTTTGCCAAAGATCAAGTCAAAGACGTCTTGAAGATCGCGGCGACGGAAACGGCGGAAGAAAGCGCACAATCCGTCTCCGACGACCTCATCCATAACTACATCGTCGCCTCTGCCGACGGACGTGCAGCAGAGGCGTACTACAGCTTCGCCGACATCACGGCGCACGCCGCTGTTGCAGGGGCAGAAGCTGTCCCTGCGGCGCTCGGCTTCGGTCTTGCGGGTGGCTCTCTCCATCTGCCGGGCGGCGCTATACGGCACGCGCATCGACTCTCGTCGGAAAAGGTGCAGGAAGACAGTGCCGTACAAACAACGGTAACGGGAACCGTCATGCTCGGACGACTCCAACAAGTCGCCTCGTCCGCCAAGCTCAAAGAGACAGCGCCCGACGTGCAGCGAAAGCTCATCCGTGCCCAGGTGCGCGGCACGGGCTTTGAAAACGTCTATATCGATGCGGCCGCCGCCCTGGAAAAAGAAAGCGGCCTTGCCGACCTCAAAGCGGTGGCAAAAGCCGCAGAGCTTTCGGATGCAGCCGTCGAAAACGCCGTCCAACATGGCGGCTATCTCTTCGTCCCCATCGAAAAGTATGCGCAGTCGGATGCGTCGCCTGCGCTCCTGGAAGCCGTCTCCTTCGCGCCGGAAGCGGACTCTTTGGCACGCATAAAAAAGAACGCAAAAGACTTGAGCGACGCGGTAGAAGAAGCGCAGAAAAAAGCCGTCAAGACGCGCATCGACATCTCGCAGACGATCGCGCATGAATGGTTTCCGGAAGCGCCCCAACACGCAAGCGAAGAAGTCAAGGCGCGTCGAAAAGCAGAATATGAAGCGGCGATGTCTGCGATCACAATGAACCCGACGAATCCCAAACAAGGATGGCGTCTGCTTCATGGCGGCTTCATCGCGGAGCGGGCGGCTCTCCTGCAGCCGGCGACAGAAGCCCTCGAACGCGATGTGAAGAACGACAGTGCGGCTTGGGTCGAAGACTTCAAAAAAGAGCACGGCCACGCGCCGACGCAGGAAGAGTTGCTGACGCTCGCCTACCGTCTCATGGTCGGCGATGCCGCAGCCCCGAAGGTCGAAGGCTGGCAGACGCTCACGCAAGAAGAGATGGACAGCGCGAAAGGGCAGCTCGACGCGCTGAACGACCGCATCCGGACGATGGAAGACATCGAAAGCCGCATGAAAGAAGTCGACGGCAGTGAAATCCGCATGGCATCGGGGCTGTCTCCCGAAGCGTACAGCGTCTATCGTCAACTCATGGCAAGTCTCAAAGCGATCGGCGGCGTACAGTCGAAGGCAGCGCGCTTAAACGCGCTTCTTTTCGCGCGTCACGCTGATCAGTATGCGCGCGTGATGCGGGAGAAGAAGTGGGAAAAGGACTATACGGCGCTCGACTACTATCGTGATACGTTTGCGGTCGCGTATGGGGAGAATGCAGAAGGCGGTCTGCGACAAACGACGGCTGCGCGCCGCTTAAAAGAGGATATGCTTGCATGGAAGCGGAAGATGGACGACTTCTTTGCGGGAAAGTTGCCGCTACATAATAATGTTATGATGCGCAGTCCTCTGGTGTTTGATTTGATTGGCGCGGACAGTCGGCTCGATATTGCGATTGACAGCAGCATTTTGCAAAAACTCGTCAATAAGCACCATTTCACACGGAAGGATTTACTGCAGCTGCCGAAAAAGATCGCGGATCCTTTGTTTGTTTTACGAGCGATTGACACAAAAACAGGGATGGAGGATACGCAGAAGAGAATCGTTGTTGTCGATATGGAAATCAACGGCGCAACGGTGATGATTCCTTTTGTCGTTAATACCGCGCAAGGGTTGAATAAGATTGCCAGCGCCTATGGTCGTGAAAAAGCGTCCAGACAGCCGAATGACAAGTGGTATATCGACCGACTGAATCAGAAGAATCTGCTTTATATCAACAAAAAAAGGACTGTCCGCTGGGTCGCGACCCGAACGGGCGCGGCCGGGAGGCATAATGCTCCACTCACGAAACAGTCCTTGTATGGGCTTAGTATAGCAGATGAGAAGGATTTAAGCAAGCTGAAAAAAGAGCATCGGGGATTCTATCAGCGTGCATGGCACGGCTCTCCGTATGATTTCGATGCGTTTTTGAATCGCATGATCGGTGTCGGAGAGGGGGCACAAGCGCATGGATGGGGACTGTATTTCGCGAAAGATAAAACGATATCGGATCGGTATAAGGAGAACTTGAAGAAATCGCATAAGACGCTTCATACGCTGACGTATGACGGCAAAACGATGGATGAACTGCCGTCATCTATACAAAACGTCATGCAGAGCATGGAAAATGCGTTTAACAACATATTCGCACATGGGTATAGTGATGCATTGGCTACTCTGAGAAAAGCCTATGAGCATGATGAACGTATATGGCAGGAGCGCCTTGCCGAATTTGAGCGTCCTATTGCATTGTACGAAGAAAATCCGAAGGCATCTGTTCGGATGCTGCGCGAGAGCACACCGCAGTACAGCAATGCTCGAAATACTATAGATGCCGCAAAATCTGCTGTCGAGGGAAAAAGACGCACAGCGGCAGATGTAGTACGCACTCTCAAGGAGGCTAGGGAAATCTATGTTGAACGAATCCGAGATGTGCAACAGAATATCCGAGATATTGATGAAGTGGATGCGAATAAGTTTCACTTGGAAGTAAAAGAGCCGATCGGCAAATTGTTCGAAGTGGAAATTCCTGACGATGATGTGCTGCTTGATGAGCAGAAAACATTCGATGAACAACCGTCGCTTGTTCAAAAGAAACTGGAAAGGATGTTTTCGCATATCGACAAAGCGAGTATACTGTATCGTTTGTCGCGAAAAGATGTACGCTACGAAGAAGTCTACGGAGATTACTGCGAATTTCTTGACCTAACGGATCCTTCCGATATGGGAATCCATGAAGAAGAGGCGTATGTTCGGGAGCTGAAAGAGCGCGTGGATGCAGAGTTGAAAGAGTTGCTGGGTGGCGAATCTCTTGAACGTGCATTTTTGCGCAGTCTTGGAACGGGCCAAGAGATTTACCGAACCGTTGGAGATATGCTTTTCCCTCATCGAGAGACGGATGAAGCCATATCGCGTGCACTCAATGCGCAGGGCATCAAGGGTATCACGTACGATGGGCGGCGTGACGGTCGCTGCTATGTCGTCTTTGATGAAAAGGCGATCGACATTGTTGCGAAGTTCAATCAAGAAAAAGGAAACGACGTACTCACTGCACAAAAAGAAGCCGTCCGCAGGCAGTATGAGGGAACGGCGCTCTGGATGAAAGCGCCGAACGGCGTGCAGACGAATCTCACGGAAGAACAATGGCTCACCGTGCGCACGCCTGCTTTTAAGGCGTGGTTTGGCGACTGGGAGCAAGTGGCAGAAGCAACGCCGAAAATCAACGTGCAGAATATCCAAGAGGCGAAAGAGGTTCTTCACAAATTGGGGAACAAGCCAATAGAAAATAAAGCCACGGGGATTGTCGCCTCTGTCAGCAAGCGCGGACGCGGCAAATTGATTAGTGCCGGTACACGTCGTTTGAGTGAAGAGAATGGATATACCGCAGAGGAGCATTTGCTGGCAGCGGCAAATGTGGAGCAACTGTTTCAGAATGCGATTCTTTCTGAAACGCATGAAGATCGCAACGGAGAACTGGCAAGCGTAAAGCTGTTCTCTTCCCTTGTGATGCTCAATAAAAAGCCGGCGATTGCCTGCTTCACTGTGAAGGAAACGACAAACGCCGGACATAAAATCTATAGCGTACAGATGCTGGAATTGAAAAAATCGGCAGGTACGTTGCCAAGGTCTGCCGTAAAACGGTCCTCTGCCACTGCCGATTTATCTGCTATTAGTATAGCAGAATTGGCGGATAAATACAACCCCTTGCTTGACCGTGTGGACGAAAACGGTGAACCGCTGGCTTCTTCTCTTGCACAGAATTTCAGCCAAGAGGAGAAGCGCACTTCACAGGGCGAGATCGCGATGCAGCCGGACGGCAAGCGGCTCATTCGCTTGTTCCGTACGGCAGACGAATCGACGTTTCTTCATGAGATGGGGCATCTCTTCCTCATGGATTTGGATGTGCTCGCGAAGATCGACGATGTGTCGGCGAAAGACTTGGCGACGGTCAACGAATGGGCGGCGTGGAAAGAGGGCGCGGCGAAGGAGTATGCGGATACGGACTGGGCGGATGAGTTCCGCGATCATGAGGCGGCGATTCTCGCGGCTCTTGCGTCGGGCGATGCCCTTCGCATAGCACGCGCCAAAGAGGTCTGGCGGCATGAGCGGTTCGCACGCGGCTTCGAGCTTTACCTTCGCGAAGGGAAAGCGCCGTCAGTGGGGCTTCGTGGTGTGTTCCGCAAGTTCCGAATGTTCCTTAGAAAAGTCTATTCCTTCGTTCAATCGCTCGGCGGGCGGCCTTCTCTTGCGGTAGAGGCTGTGATGGCACGCATGATCGCCGCAGAAGAGGAAATTCAAGCGGCGCTCCTCGATGAGCGTTATCGTCCGGTGGAAAAGCTCGGCGGCGAAGAGACGCTCCGCGATCTCATGGGCGAGGATATGGCAAAGCTCTATGCGAAATGGCTGCAGGAAGCGCAGGAAGAGGCCGAAGACCTTTTGCGGGCGCAGGTGATGAAAGACCTCAAGCGCGAGGCGCGTGAAGCGTACGAAGAAGAGGTCGCAAAAGAGCGCGAGAAAAAGCGTGCGGCATTGGAAAAAGAGCCGGTCTATCTCGCGGAGGCGGCGCTCGAAAAGAGCGGCAAGGCGGGCGAGGCGATCCTCGGGCATTGGTACGATTCGCTTGAAGAGTACAAGGAAGAGCGTGCGAAGAGAAAGTCGCTCGAAACGGAGCTGACCGAATATATCGAGGCGTATGCCCGTGATCTCGACAAGAAGATGCTCGCCGAACATCTGACGGACGAGAATATCGAAAAGGCGATGACTTCGCCTAAGGCGTTCGGACGAAGAAGGGCTTTGGAAGCGGCGGCGATGCGCCGAAAGGAAAGGCTCATGGCGTATATGGGCGGCGAAGTCGCCGAGGCGAAGAAGGAAGTCGAAGAGCATCTAAGCGCCATGAAAGAATACGCAGACGAGACGGCAAAGAAGAAGCTCCAAGCCGCGCTCGAACGGCTCAAGGGCAGTGCGAAGTGGAGCGGGGAAGAGTATGCGGAGATCGAGGAGATCGCCCGCGCCAAGACGCAAGAGGAGAGGAAGAAAAAATACGAGGCGTTCAAGGCGAAGCATAAGGAGCGAGCGAAGGAGCGCGTGAGAAAACAGGCGGAGGAGAAGCGCCGCCGCAAGGATTTTGAAGAGGAAGCATGGGCAAACGAGCGCTTTTTCCGCGAGCAGGCGCGGCTCTTCCTCGCATCGCTTCCCATCAGCGAATCGTGCAACCCGGAGTTCTTCCGCCGCAAGGAGAAGCAGCACGCGCGAGCGGCGGCAAAGGCGGCGGCGCAGAGGAAGTGGGACAAGGCAAGAGCGGAGCGGGAGAATCAAGCGCACGCGGCGGCGTGCGCCTATGAGGCGACGAAGAATCAAGAAGAGATGCAGAAGCTGACCGCCGACGTACAAAAGAAGCTCGGCGCTCGCACGGTGCGCATTCAGGCGACGGAGCGCTATTGGCTGCACCATCTCGCGTATTTGCTGGGGCTGAAAAAGAGCGATGTCGAAAAGCCGGAGGGCGCTCTCGATCTCGCCGAACTTTTTGACAGCTATAAGGACAATCTCGATCTCGATGCGGCTGCGCCGACGGAGATCCTTGAGCTTTTGGCAAGAGAGGAGACGAGCTACAAGAGCATGACGCTCGGGCAGCTTAGACAGACGGTCAATATGCTTCGTGCGCTCTATACGATCGGGCGCGACAAGAATCGCGTGCTGAGTTTTGCGGGCAAGGATTTCGCCGATGTCGCACAAGAGATCCTTTCGTCGAAGACGCGCCTTGCGCCCGAAGGGGTGAAGCAGCATCCCGTATCGCCGGATACGGGCGGCGTCGGTTACAGCGATTGGCTTGCCAAGGCGCCGGGCATCGGCGAGCAGATGGCGCTCCTCGCGCAGAAGGGGATGCTGAACCTCATGAAGCCCGAGGTGATGATCCGTCTCCTGGGCGAGGAAGCGCACAGCTACATCTACGGTACGATCGAGCGTGCGCAGATGAAGGAGACGAAGCTCCTCGGCGAGAGTCAAGATGAGCTTTTGCGCATTTTCTCGGTCTATACGAAAGAGGAGCGCATGACGTGGAAGGATCGGACGATCAAGGCGGGCGGCGAGAAGCTGACGAAGGAGAATGTGCTTTGCCTCGCGCTCAACTGGGGATCTGAGATCAATCGAAAGCGCATCTTGGATGGCATCGGAGAGAAACTCGACGTGGAGGCGGTCTTAAAAGAGCACATGACGGAGCGGGATTGGAAGGTCGTGCAGCAGGTATGGGACTTCATCGATACCTTCTGGAAGGAAACGGCAGCCGTCGAGGAAAAGCTCAACGGCTCGCGTCTCGGCAAGGTGCCCGCCGCGCCTTTTTCCATCCGCACGGCGGACGGTGCGGAGATCAAGCTGCGGGGCGGCTACTATCCGCTCAGGTACAATGCTGAAAAGTCCACGCAGGCGAAGGAGCACGCGGCGGAGGAAGAAGCGAAGCGCGGGGCGGCGGGCGCGAAGGTGCTCGGTGCGCATCGCGGCCATACAAAAAGGCGCTCGGAAGGCGAGGTCAAGGAGCCGGTGCTTTTGGAGTTCGATGTGCTCAACGGTCATGTCTACGATGCCGCGCACAATATCGCGTTTCGCATCGCGGCGCGTGACGTGCATCGCATCTTGCGGCAAAAAGACTTCAAGCAGTATGTCGCTTCAACCTACGGCTTGGGGTTCTGGAATCGTCTCGACCAATGGGCGCTCGACGTGTGGGCGGTCGCCGCTGACGGCAGCGATCTGGCGGCGACGGCGCTCAGTCGGACGATGGCAGCGTTTCGCTGCAATTCGACGATGGCGATCATGGGATATCGCTTATGGCCGGTCATAGAGAATGCGACGAATATCGGGCCGATGATGGATAAGCTCGGCGCGATAGAAGCGCACGCGGCGGTCGCGGACTATTACGGCAATAAGAAGAGCATGGATGCGCTCTTGGAAAAGTCGCTTTTCATGATGAACCGCATCAACAATATGGAGCGCGATCTTCGCCAAGATACGCATATCTTCGCGCCGACGTACGCGCCGATCGAGTTTTTGCGCGACAATGCATATTGGGCGCTCGCCCAAACGGATTTGATGCTGTCGAAGCCGCTCTGGTGCCGCGCATATAAGAATGCTTTTGCCAAGGCTTTGGCGGCGGTGAATCGGGAGAATGCGGAGAATAGGCGCACGTATCAAGAGGCGCAGGAAGAAGTCGAACGTCTGCGGGCGGAGGTCTATGATCTCAGAAAAGAGCTGTTCGGACTGGAAGAGGAGAGCAAGGAGCGCCGCTATATGAATCCCGAACAGCTGAAAGGATCGCCGTATGCGGGGATGTCGGAAAGAGAGATCGAGGATGAAAAGGAGCGAAGGAAAGAGGAGATCAAGGAAAAAGAGCGTGCGTTCTACGAGGCGGGGCATCGGCTCGAACGCGCCGCCGCGCTGCCGATACGAGAGGGTGCAGAGCTGATCGAAGAGGCCGAGATGCGCTCGGTGCAGGCCGCTGACGGGGCGGTGCGCGATGTGATCGGCTCGGGGCAGACGAAGGATCTTTCGGCGCTGCAGCGTTCGCGAAACGAGGCGGTGAAGATGTTCACGTCGTTTTATTCGTATTTCAATACGCAGTTCAATGCGCTTTTGGAATCGCACTTCAAGGGCAAGTACAGCGAGGAAGGCACTTCGCGTGTCGATGTCTGGATGCCGCTGGCGCGTTCGCTCATCTATCGCATCGTCCTCGTCAGCATTCTCGGGGCGATGGGGAAGTTCGCGCTCGGTCTTGAAGGGGACGATGATCGCGCGAGGTATCGCACGGTGAAAGATCCCAAAACGGGCGAAAAGAAGAAGGTCGAGGTGCCGAAAGAGGAGCGTTTCCTGCGCGTCTTGGGCAAGAATCTCCTGTCAACGACGACGGGAACGATGCCGTTTTTCCGTGATTTTGCGGGGATGGTGGCAAGCAAGGTCTTTGACGGGACGACGTATGGGCGCAATTTCGAGCTTGGTTCTGTCGTGACGCGCGGCTTGAAGCAGGCGCAGGCGACGATGGAGCTGATCGAAAAGAAGGGCGAACAGGATCTGGCGCGTGAGGAGAAAGCCGCCGAGGAGCGCCGAAAGATGCAGAAGATGACGCCTCGTAGGCGCAGGCAGTACGAAGATGACAAGAAGTACAAGAAGCCGAAGAAGGAGATCGGCTATATTGATGTCATGAAGTCGGGCGCACAGACGATCAGCACGCTGACGGCAGCGCGTACGGGCGTGACGAATACGATCGCAGACGGCATTTTCACGGTCTTGCAGTATATGACGGACAGCATGGAGAAGGATCCGTACTATGATCGGAGCATGGAGAATGTGCTTCGAAGCGTGTTGTTCGACAAGAAGCTCCGAGCGAAGGAGCCGCCGGAGAAGCCGGAGAAGCCGAAGAAGCACAAGGACAAGAGGCGCAGGCGAGGCGCTCGATGAGAAAGAGGGGAGAATATGATTAACCATTTGACGACGAAGGTGATTTATCAGGGCGACGGCAAGACGCGGCGCTTTCCGTTCGCGTTTCCGTTCGCTGATGTGGCGGATGTGAAGGTGGTGATTTATGATGCGGCAGCGGAGCGCGAGACGCTGCTGGCGGGGGATTATTTCGTCGATGCGAAGACGCGCACGGTGCTGTATCCGGGGTATGCGCCGGGGGAGGAGAAGCCGGATAGCGAGCAGCCGCCGACGCTTTCGGCGGGGCAGAAGATCGTGATTTACCGCAGTACGCCGAGGACGCAGATGGTGGATCTCGGGGAGAAGTATCCGCTGCCTGCGGTGGAGGCGATGCCGGATAAGCTGACGATGATCGTCCAGGAGATCTGGGAGGTGTTGGAGCGCTGCGTCAAGGGGGGCATCAGCGGCACGAAGGCGCCGAATGTGATCGTGGTGGAGAAGCCGGGGTCTTCGGGCGGCGTCGTCGGCGGCAAGGGGCTGCTGACGTTTCGGACGATGGCAGATCTCCTGCAAAACGGTACGAAGGGCATCGGTGTCGGAACGGAGTTCAAGACGATGGGATATTGGCGTCCTTTCGACGGGGGCGGCGCAAACTATATTGCAAAGTATCAGTGGTCGGCAGCAGCCTATCCGTGGGCGATCGACCTCGGTGCGACGAGTGAGACGGAGTATGCGTTGGTCTATAAGCGCGACGGCACGCCGGAGGTGGATGAGAAGGGCGCGTATGTGCTGAAGAAGGACGCACAGGGAAAGCCGATCCCGGTCTATGAAGCTGACGGCAAGACGATCAAGAAGAAGCATCTTTATGCGATGATTACAGATCAAACGGTGAATTATCGGCAGTTCGGCGCGGTCTTGGACGGTGCGGCGGACGATGAGCAGGCGCTTAGGATGTGTCACCGCTATCAGTCGGAGACGTATACGATCGAGCCTTTGACGGGGCGCAAGCGGTATACGGTGACGGTGGCAAATCATGAAGGCATTATCCGAAAGGACAACAATGAACCGATCCAGTGCTGCGGCAATATTGATTTGTCGGGTTCGGAGCTTTTGGTCAAGGACGATAATGCGACGTGGTTCGGCTTCTATCTCTGGGGAGATAATGAAGCGGATTATTTTACGTTCGAGCCGACGAAAGAGGCGACGGATACATGGGTGCGGGATAATTTCGTCGTGAATGTCAACGGCAACGAGTCGACGCTGCAGCAGAATGCGTTGATGTTCTTGAAGGAAGAGCCGTATGCGGTGCGCGATGATGGCGGCTATCTTTATTCGGAGCCTCGCTATGAGTTGCTTTTGCATACGACGGACGGGCTTTTGACGTCGCCGATCACGTACGACTGGAATAATCCGGGAGGGTTGGAGATTCATTCTTTGGTGTCGACGTACAGCGGGCATGAGGCGACGACGCAGACGGTGAATTCGCATTTTGGGTGCAGTTATACGATGCTGCCGGCGACGCATTATGCGTTCCGGGGGTGCGATGTGCGGCTCAAGACGACGGCAAATAAGTACGGTACGGTGCTTTGGTGCAAGTGCCACAATGCGCATGTCAGCGGCTTCAACATCGTGCCGGATGCGAACGAGATGCATAATACGCGCTTCAAGAATACGATGATCTATATCTGGGGCGCGTATAATGTCGAGGTGTCGGATATCGTGGGCTGCAACGCGGCGGGCAAAAAAGAGGGCAGCCAGAATGGCACGTCGGGCTATGTGATTCGCGCGACGAATTGCCTGAATCTGCGTCTGCATGATATCAGCGTGCAGGGGTATTGGGGCGCGACGGCGATGAATTGCGTGAAGGATGTGCATATCGAGCGCGTTTCCATCAATCGCTTGGATATTCACAATTATTTTTACAATCTGTGGATCAATGAATGCAATTTGTTCAATCACGCGATTCAGATCGGCGAGGGGCGCGGGATCTGCTCGATCACGAACAGCAATTTTTACATCAATAAGCTCGAAGCGGACAGCTGGCCGCACGCGCATATCTTGGAATTCAATCTGACGTATGGACGAATCTTCGAGGGGCGCGTGCTGATCGAGGGCTGCAATGCCTATTTGAAAGATCCGGCCGACAAGCAGTTTGACGTGTGCAAGATCGATTTTTCTCCGGAGGCGGTATCGACGCTCGACAGCTACCGTTTCCCGGAGGTGACGATTAGGGACTGCCATTTCCACAGCTACAATCCTGATACGTATTTGACCTATTTCATGATCGCGGGCAAAAGGAACTGCAAGACGAGCACGAAGGGGCCGTCTGTGCGGGTAAACTACAATCGCGATTTGGGGAACGATATGAAGGGATCGCTTGTCTGGCGCTATGTGGGGCGCGGCGTGGACTGGCGCGAAGATTCGGATACGTCGCGGCTTTCTGTGGTGCGCGGTCAGGTGGTGCGCACATACCAACGCTTCAAAGGCGCAGATGGCAAGACGGTGTTTTATGACAAGCGGTATTTTCTCGTGACGAGGGCGGGCGTGCTGCCGAATCCGAGGGCGGACAATGCGCCGACGGATTTTAGCGGCGAGGATTTCGAGCTTGGGACGGCGCGGGTGCGCTTTATGGCGCGCGGTCGTTGGGAAGCGGCGCGTGCGTATGGGGCGGGAGATTTCTGCTTCACGGAGTATTCGCCCTGGCTGCCGGTGTACTGCTACGAGTGCACGGCGGGCGGCGTGTCGAACGGCTGGCGGCCGACGCATACGGCGGGCAAGGTGATCGAAGGCGAGGAGGTGTATCCGAAGAATCTTGATGCGTGCTATTGGCAGTATGTCGAGGTGGCGGAGCGGTTCATCCAGAAGCGTTTTGCACCGGGACTTAAGGTGGAAGCAGGCGATGTCTTGTATGCGGATCATCGGCTTTACAAGGTGCTTGAAGCTGGTGTGCTGACGGATGTACCGCCCCTCAATACGGCATGGCTCGGGTCGTTTCGCGAGGGGACGGCGCAGCTTTCTTTCATCGGGAAGGATTGGGCGGCGAAGACGTGGTGGAGCCGCGAGGCGTTTTGTCTGTCGCATGATGCGGCGGGGGTGGCGCAGATCTATCGTCTGGTCGATCAGGACGGAACGACGAGCGGCTCTTTGCCGGTGCCGGGCAACGGACGCTGCATCGACGGCGATATGATCTGGCAGCATACGACGGAAGCGGCGACAAAAGAGTGGCAGCCGCAGACGCAGTTTTTCGCGGGCGATGTGGTATCGCATGAGGGGAACTGCTACAGGTGCGTCTTTGACGGGCGGCTGGAGCTGCCAAGTCAGACGAACATCGAGAATGTCGTGACGAATATGAAGGGATCGGGCGATGTTTTTGCTTTCTGGGAGAATGGAACGGATGTGCCGACGAAGCTCGGGGCGAGCGGGAAGTGGACGATCCGCGTGGCGAATACGGACTGCTATCGTTTTCGGACGTTCGCCAAGGGGTATTTCGGTCATGCGGGGAATCCGCAGCCGACGATTGTGCAAGGTGGTACAGGAGCAGGCGTACCGAGTGCGCCGAGTGCAGACGGGGTGAGCTACTGATGGCAAAGGTTTTGGTGACGGAAGCATATTTGCAGGCGATCGCCGATGCGATTCGCACGAAGAACGGCAAGGCGGTGCGGTATCGGCCGGGGGATATGGCGACGGCGATTTTGGCGCTTGAGGCGGGCGGCACAACGCCGCCGCCAACGCCGCCGCCGACGCCGCCGGGCGGGGGCGATGCGCCTGCCGGAAAGACGAAGGTCGGCAGCTTCACGCTGCGGGCGAAAGCGGACGGCTCTCTTTCGGGGTATACGGCAGGGAAGATCATGATGGCTCTGCCGAACCATAAGACGGCGGCGTTTCGTGCGGTGGTGTTCTGCCCGACGGGCTTGGAGCTTGTGAATATGGGCGTGTCGGATTTTCAGAACGGTCGCGCGTGGACAAAGGCGAATGCGTATGTGACTTCGCCGACGCGCGTCGCTGTCGAGGGCGGCACGAACTATGTGATGGAGTGGGAGGAGGTGATCGACGTGAAAGAGGATGGTGCGTATGTCTACGATGACGACAAGTCGAACGACAAGCTGACGTATTACTGCTGCGCAGAAGCGAGTGTGCGGGCGGCGGCGGGCGGCTCGACGGCGCTCGATGCGGCGTCTTTGACGGTGGAAGCGTTTGTTTAGAAGGGGTGAGGAAATGGAAGCGCTTTTTCGTGTGTTGGGCAAGCTGCAGGAAGATTGGGGCTTGAAGATTTTTTCGTCGTGTGCGGTGTCGTTGGTGGCTGCGGAACACGCACAGATTTTCGCGGCATTTTGTGCGCTGGTGTGCGCCGACCTTGCGACAAAGTTTTTGTCGCTGTCGCGCAAGCATCTGGTCGATGAGGGGAATCCCGTGCCGACATTCTGGGGTACGGTGTGCAATATCCGTGCGGCGCGTCGCGCAGGCTACATCAAGAGCAATTTGATGCGCACGCGGTTCGTGCCGAAGATCCTGACGTATTTTGGCGTGGTGGCGGTAGCAGTGCTCTTGGATTTCATCTTGGTCAAGACACATGCGCCGGCGTTCGCGGCGACGCTTGCGATCGGGTATTTGTCGCTGACGGAGTTTATCTCGATCTTGGAGAATATGCAGGCGTCGGGAGTCGAAGAGGCGGGTGCTTTGCTTGAGCTTGCGCGTAAGAAGAGCGGCGCAGCAGGGGCGAGGCGCGAGGATAATAGTGAGAGGAGAGAGGGAAAATGAGGGTGTTTTTGAATCCAGGGCATGATCTCGTACACGACAGCGGGGCGGTGAATCCGAGGACGGGGCTGCGCGAGTGCGAAGTCGCCGCCGTCGTCGGCGATCTCGTCAGGGGGTATCTGGAAAATGCAGGCTGCGAGGTGCGTATGCTGCAAAGCGACAATCTCAACTGGGAGAGCGACTACGCTGATCGGCAGGACTGCTCCGTGTGCGACTGCGCCAATGCATGGCCTGCCGACATCTTCATATCGATCCACTGCAATGCCGCCAACGGCATTGCACATGGCACGGAGACGCTGATCCACAGCGAGGGCGGCAGAGCGGAGCAGCTTGCCGAGTGCATCCAGCGCCAGATCGTCGAGAGTCTCGACACGACGGACAGAGGACTCAAGGAGCGTCCGGGGCTGATCGTGCTGCGTGCGACGGATATGCCTGCGGTGCTGGTCGAGCTGGCGTTCATCGACAATGATGAGGACGCGGAGTTTTTGATGACGCGGCAGGACGACTTCGCGCGGGCGATTGCGCGAGGGGTGACGGACTACGAGCAGATGATTTGACGCGGCGGGGGATGTGCAGGGGGGAGAGGATAGAGAATCCCCCGCCGAAGCGGATCGCTTGCGACGGGGGATGAAGGGTACTCCGGACGATTGACGCGGCGGGGGCTATGTCGTATAATAGGCATAGAAAGGGTGCTGTCGGTAGACGGTCAGCCCCAGTCTAAGTTGGAGAGAATCCCCCGCCTTAAGTTGGTAGCTCGTGGCGGGGGATTCTTATTTTGCTTTTAAAGCAACGACGCAAATCGTCACCATGAACATCAACGATAAAAAATCGTACAGTTCCATAAGCAGTGTCCCCTTTGCTGACCTATCCAAGAAGCAAGCCCAAAGGGCGCGGCTGATTGGTAAATAGGTCGTATGCGAAAACGTCCCGCAAATCAAGCTCGAAGAGCGCAGATGCGCGGCTGACGTTGACCGCCAGGGGCTAAGAATCGACCGCCTACCGTCTTTGGCAGCACCATGTATATTATAGCATATAGAAAACGTTTGGCGTTGCCTTTTTGGGAAGGATGAAGCGAAATGCAAAAAATATTTGCGTGGATAAAGACGCATGAGATTATGATAAAGCTCGGATTGACGCTGGCAACACTGCTGGCGTTTGTAGCGATCGCTTTCTGGCGCTCGGGGGAGCTTGTCGAGCGCCAGAAGGAAAAGCCTGCCGCGCTTACGCAGGCGCAGACGCAGGATGCGAAAGCTCTGCAGCAACAGCTTGACATCTCGCGCAAGAATGCCGATGCGCTGCGCCGCGAGCTTGCCGCTGTACAGGCGGGACAGCGTCCGCCTGCGGCGACATACTATGTCCATGCGCCGACAGTAGAGCGGGCGGCGCAGACAGTTGAAAAGCAGATCAAGGCAGACGATCCGACGCTGCCGATGGCGGCGCGTGAGAAGTCCGATCGGACGGTCGTGACGCCGATCACGAAGGACAAAGACGGCAAGGAACTGCCACCGGATAAGCAGCGAGTCGATGTCTACAAGGTGAACCTGCGAAAAGACCATCGAATCAAGGCAGGTGCAACGATGGTTGACGGCAAAGCGTACGCCACTATCGGCTATGAGCAGGGACGCTTTGAAGCGCTCGTACACTTTGACGGTACAAAGCCGCACGGCGCGAGTGTGATGTACAATGTGGTTGAGTGGTAAGTTTAGCCCCGAGGCTTCGGCTTCGGGGCTTATTTATTTTGCCGCCATTTTGCCGCCGCAAGTTTCAAAACAAGCATGAATCACCATAAATAAACATAAATATCGAAATCGGGAAATGTACCGATAATGCGGCGTGGTTACTCGTTTTATAATACAGGCATATATAAAGATAAACAAAATATTTATAACTTCCGATAAGTATAAATTATCGGAAGTAAATATTCGTTATAGTTAATCGTAGTCTATAACCCTAGTGAGCATTGAGTTATGTCGGTGACTTTATCTAGTAGTGTAGTATACCGATATTCCATATATTTTACAAGGTTTAAGGGAAAATTTCTCACCTTGAATATCTTGTCACATAGTCTGCGCTCTTCAGACTTGACTTCTTGAGGTTTCATGGTAATATTGGGTAGGAATGACCGTTAATTTATTTGTTTCAAGGAAAGTTGGTGAGGAAATGGACGGCGATCACCCCAGTTGTATAAAAAAGAAACGAAAATCTTCGGAAGTCTCCGTCCGTTCTCGGCATCATGCACTTGAACTCGGGAGCTTCCTTGAAAGGAGTCTCCCTTACCCATGCTCAAAATTTTTAAATCCCTTGAGAGCGGTCCTCTGCAACCACTGACGCTCAAGACGCTCGAAAAGGGCGCATGGATCAACATCATCGACCCCACGCCCTACGAACTCAAAGTCGTAAGCAACCTAACGGAAGTCGAACCAGACTTCCTACGTTCCGCCCTCGACGATGAGGAACGTTCCCATACGGATGTCGAGGACAATTCCGTCATGGTTCTAACCAATGTCCCCGTCATGCGTGGCCAGGACAGCTATGACACGCTGCCGCTAGCCATCATCCTAACCGAGGACTACTTCATCACGGTATGTTTGGAAGATACGCCTGTCCTTTCGGAGTTTAATGAAAACACGGCGAAACTATTCCGCACCTTTAAAAAAACGCGCTTTCTCTTTCAAGTTCTCTATAAGTCAGCGACCTTCTACCTGCGTTACCTCAGGCAAATCAGCAAGCATTCGGACGAAATCGAGCTGAACCTGCGTTGTTCGATGGAAAACAGCGATATCCTACGTCTTCTCGAACTGCAGAAAGGCTTGACTTACTTCAGCGCAGCTCTGCGCTCCAACGGCGCTGTTCTCGACAAACTTTTGCGCCTGCGTTCCAACCAAGCACTGACGCCCATCATCAAAATCTATGAGGAAGATGAAGATCTCTTGGAAGATGTCATCATCGAGAATAAGCAAGCGCGCGAAATGGTTGAACTGTACAGCAAGATTCTCGCGCGCATGGCAGACACCTTCTCTTCTATCATCTCAAATAATCAGAATCTCGTGATGAAATTCCTTGCCGCCATGACAATCATTCTTGCAATTCCAACGGTCATATCGAGTTTCTTCGGCATGAACGTCCCTGTCCCACTGGCAGACGATTCGACAGCATTCCTTTCAATCGCTGTCCTCGCTGCTGTCATCGCTGGTGTATCATCCTATGTCCTATGGCGAAAGAATATGTTTTAAAGTTGCGAATCGGAGGCAGATGATATGGTATCACTCGTTGAATCCGAAATAAGGAACGGCATCATCTTCGGCGATGCAGAAAATGCAGAATACGTCTACATGCCCGCGAGTGAGGTTGGTGTAAAAGATCCTATTTGTGTCTACGAAGTCAATGATATGCGTAATGATGTGACTTTGAAAGAGGCGCTTCGTCTCGTAAGAATCCGCAGTCTGCGCTCTGCCGTACATCCAGGCCTTGGAAAAAGCTCGTTCTGATACAAAAAAGGGGCTGTCGCACATAAATCATGTGCGGCAGCTTTTTTTGTGTACAAAAGTGCCTCCGCCCTAGCAAAAGGGCGGAGGCGGGTGTAAAATAGACTTATGCAAAAAA